CCAGTGTACCAAAAGGTCGTGAACGAAACAAAAACAGAGACTGAGGACTACCTGTCAGAAGTGCGTTCTGAATGGGTGAACGTCCTCGACGAGCATGGGCAGTTGCAGTGGGAGGATGTGCCCACAGGTGAGACCGAACCTGCGTACAAGGTGCGCTACCTCGACGCCAATGGTGACCTCACCACGCGGCACAACGCGGTGTACATCGCGGCATTTGTGGGATGCACATACCATTGTGGCTAAGTCCCAAGACCGTGAGGACTTGTAAATCACACCACTCTCCTAGCTTAAAAAAATAATTCTCATGTAATACTATAAAAGATGTCTGGTGGAATCGCCCAACTCGTGGCCATTGGCCAACAAGATGCCCACATTGTCGGCAATCCCGAAATTAGTTTTTTCAGAAGCACGTTCAAGCGACACACGAATTTTTCTCAATCTGTTGAGCGTCAGGTGATCCAGGGCAACGTCTCCAACGGCGGCATGTCCTCGGTCCGAATCGAGCGTAAGGGTGACCTTCTCAGTTATGTGTACTTCCAACCCATCAAGAGCGACGGTACCCAAGCTGACGACGCCATCGTCGACTGGACGACAGTCATCGACAAGGTCGAAGTTTTAATTGGTGGACAGGTTATTGACACCCAGGACTCGCTCTTCACGTCGCACATCGCGCCGAAGGTGCTCGCTCAAAGCCTCTCCAAGTCTCGCTTGGGTGGCATCTACAAGGATGACGACAGCCACGCCGCTGGCTTCTACCCGCTCCGCTTCTTCTTCTGTGAGAGCTGGCAAAACGCCCTTCCGTTGGTGTCCCTCGCGTACCACGACGTGGAGTTGCGCATCACGTGGGGTGCGTCCGCTGCGTCCTACAAGTGGGACTGCTTCGCCAACTTTGCCTACGTCGACACCCAGGAGCGTGAATTCTTCGCGTCCCAGCCGCAGCAAATCATCATCCACCAGGTGCAAAAGGCTTTGGCGTCCAAGGCCAAGGTTCAAGAGCTTCAGTTCAACCACCCGGTGAAGTGTTTGGTCGCCGCCAAGCGCGGGAGTGACCTCGCCATCATGAACGCGACGAACAAGTTGAAGCTCCAAATCAATGGTACCGACGTTGCCGACTACAAGTTTGCGCACCCGAACTTTGGTGCGGTCACGAGCTACTACCACACCTCGTTCTCTGACAACGACAACCTCAAGCGTCTGTTCTTGTACCCGTTCTGCTTGGACGTGTGCAAGGCGCAACCGACGGGCAGCCTCAACTTCTCCAGGTTGGACTCGGCGCGCATCGTCAACGACACGGCGCTTTCTAATGACACCATCTACGCCATCAACTACAATATTTTGAAGTTGGAGAACGGCATGGGTGGCCTACTTTATTCTAACTAATATAGTAGTATACATGTTTTGGACCACTGTGATGCTCCTTGCGATTGTTTTCGTGCTCTCGTACGACCCCAAAAGTCGCACTTTGGAGAAATTTGTTGAAACCCCAGCCCGCCCCACGGATAGGGAAAGTCAGCAGATGTATTTTCAAAAATTACAATTTGGTGAACTTAAAAAGTAGAGCCTTTTATTAACTACATTACCAATGATTCCCATTGATAGACAAACGCTCACGCTCATCGCCGTCATCGTCTGTATTGTTGGCCTCATCGTCATGTTCAGAGAACTCAAGACTGCCAAAGAAGATGTTGAAGGTTTGAAAGGTTTCTCTATGAATGTGATGAAACGCATGCAGCCCCCGCCGGCTGTTCGTGTTCAGGCGAAACCCGAGGAAGAAAAAGAGCCGGAAGAAAAGTCCGAGGAATAATACATCCGCATATAATAGGATTGCAAATGTGCAACAATGAAAAAGTACAAGGCCATAGCCATACCAGTATCGTTTGTGGATGAGAAACCAAGATTTCTCACGGTGAGAGATAGGAGGTTTAAAGACTGGATTTTTGTCACAGGTGGGTGTCGACGAAAAGAAATCTTCAACCCTCTTCGGTGTGCTCTCAGGGAACTCGAGGAGGAGACACGAGGTGCGGTGTCTTTGAAACAGGGTGAATATACTGACTTTGTTTTTACAGTTAAAGAAAGTCCACAAGTTGAACTCGTCTATCACGTGTACATCTTTTTTGTGAACTGGTCAAAATCTGAACAACAACAGTATGTAAAAAAATTTTATGATGAAAAACAAAAAACAAATATAAAAAAAATTAATAAACAACCTTATAAAAAAACTTTTGATGAAAATGATTACATGAGTTTCGATACATTGTCCGAATTTAATGTCAAAAAAAATTGGGACCTCATCGAACAGAATGTGATTAAAAATCCAGAATTCTACAGCTGCATGACTTCGTTGCACAGAAAAAAATTTTCAATAAAGTAGAGATGAAATCAAAGTCCTACATTTTAATGCAAATCAAAGACATTTATATCAATAAATATGGATACTACCCGTATCAAGCTGAACAGGAAGTTGACAAAATTAAAGAACGTACAGTGTATGAACTTTTAACTATTAAAAAGGAACTCACCGAAAAAGAATATTACCAGGATATGACGTGTCTCCATTGGTTTAGAGATGACACGCGTTTTGATTGTAACTAGAGATGTTTCGACAATGGTGTTCGAAGGAGGGGTGTATGAATTCACGAAATCTGTCGCATGTACTGATGGACGGGGGATGTCTCAGTGTTCCAAGTGACAAATTATCGTCATTCAACGAGCAGTATGTTCGCGCGTGTCTTCGTGGGGAACAGGTGTTTGTGGTTGAGCAGAAGACGCCGACGTATAACTTTTTTTGTGATATCGATTACAAAGATTCTGAAGCGTTGTCTGTCGAAGATATTCAGGATATTTGTAAAATCATCTGTGATAAAGTGCGTCGCTATGGGGGTCAACGATGTTTGATATCTGTATCTGAGCCTAAAAAAGTGGATGCGGAAAGGTATAAAACTGGGGTCCATCTCAACTGGCCAGGTCTCGTCGTGAACCAGGAAGGGGCCATCGCCCTCAGAGAACACATTCTCGTGGTGTTGTACACGGCGAAAGGGGGTGTTGACTGGAATGAAGTCATCGATTCATCCGTGTACGGTGACCTCGAACGTGGTTCAAAAGGGAGTGGATTCAGGTTACCCTGGTCACATAAAAAAGCCAAGTGTGTGGAGTGTGGTGGGAAAGGGTGTGACACGTGTGAACACTCGGGAAAAGTCACACAAGGTGTGTATCTTCCAGTGCTCATCTATGATGAAAATAAAAAAGTGATTCCAGTGGACCCCACACCGACGCGCGAACTTTTAGACATGGCGACTGTTCGAACAGATGTCACCACTGTCATCAACGTGGAACCACCAGCAAAGGCTATTAAAGAGGGGGCATTCACTGCAATTCAAACAAAAGATGAAGTGTGTGATATTGAATTGTTGTCCTATCTTGAAATATTTATTCAACAATACATGGAAGGTCAAGGTGGTGCCAGGGTGACAAAGATTTTCAAGTATAAACACACCTTTTTAGTGTCGACCACGTCACGGTATTGTGAAAACTTGGGAAGGGAGCACGGGTCCAATCACGTGTGGTTTTACATTAATGGAAACATAATCTCACAAAAATGTTTTTGTCGTTGTGAGACGGTGCGTGAACGTCGAGATGGATTTTGTCGAGATTTCATTGGAAAGAGGTATACACTCACACCACGCATCATGAAACTCCTCTACCCCGAAGGTGTCATCTGTCGACCAGTGACACCACCGTCGGCACCACGCCCATCGGACACTGTCGTGGACACGACTGAATTTGAAACATTTATTCAAAGATATTTTACCGGACATGAACACACAAAAGTTATTCGTGTTCAGAAGAATAAAATTTATACAAACTCCAACTACTGTGATACTGCGGGGACATCCCATGGACAAATGTGTTTCAGTGTTGATAAGAAAGGGTTGATGAGTTTGTCGTGTCCGTGTAAAACTAAAAAAACATTCAAGGTGCTTCCAGGAATGTTTAAAAAAATAACAAACTAAAGTAAGATGTCGTATGTTTTTCTCGGTGCCGCGGCGTATCTGTTGTATAACCTCACCATCGCCCCTGTGCCTTGGACACGTGACGAGGAACATCTGAAAACGGAGGCGCATAAATATTCAGGAATCCATCCAGATGAGTATCGATTGTTCATGGAACAGATGGCTCTGTGTGAACAAGTGCTCGAGACTGCACCGAGACAGGCGGCGACGCATTTGTATCAGGCCCTCGACCATTTACGCAATTTGGGAACACACAATAGATATGGGGTGGAAGATGAGATTCACGAACTCGCACTTAAAATAGGTCTCGCAGTAGAAGAACGCATTTTAAGGAGTGCATTAAAAAAAGGTGTTAATTGGACCCCAACATACTTAAACAATACACCCGTTTTCTCTACAAATGACGACGAGATACGGTCGGACGATTAAAAAGCCCAAAGACGTGTACGTCCCCGAACACGTCGAACTTGAAGATGATTATAGCGAAGACGAGTATGATAGCGACTACTCTGCGAGCAGTGACATTCTGACTGAAGACGAAGGGTCTGACGAGGAGGATGAGGAGGACGATGACGAAGACGAGGAAGGGAGTCTCAAAGATTTCGTCGTGTCGGATTCAGAGGAGACCGATTACAGCAGTGACAGTGAAAGTGCTTAAAAAATTAAGTATTATAATTTAATAATAATGGAAACTGACATCGGAAACCCCATTCAATACAACCCCGACATTAAAGACGATGAACGAAGTGTCCAGGCAGAAGACGACATGTACTACCAGCCTCCGCCACAGCCGCACCCCATGATGTACCCGGCGATGATGCAGCAGCCACCGCCGATGGTTGAGAACACAAAGTTGGATTTCTCAAATTTGGACAAAAATACGTACATCGTGATGTTTATCGCGTTCATAGTTGGGTTTTTCATGGGTAAAACCATGCAACCTGTCATCCTTCGAGCGATGTAAGTTCATCTTCTTCATTTTCATAGGCAACAAATGTCCCAATACTACCACTCGTAGGTTCGGTAAAATAGGCGCGCGAGGTGACTAATGGGTCCTTCAGGTTTGCCCTGAGGAGTTCAGAGGCGGTCGCTTTCCCCTCCTTTTTTGCCTTTTCATCTAGGAGTGGCTGGTACACGAAAATAAAATACGCGACGATGGCTATAGTGACGATGTTAAGGGCAATGCTTATCATTGTATAGTAGTATATGTCATTAAAAAATTACTTCTCTTCCTCTTCCTCCTCCTTCTCGCGGGCAGTCTGTCTTTCTTCGATTTCCTTGGCGATGATTTCGTCAGCTTCCTTGATGAGGTCTTCCATGGGTGCGTCGGGCTTTTCCTTTTGCAACTCCGCGAGGACTTCAGCCGGGTGGCGCACAGGGGCTTCATCGGGCTTGGTGTAAAACTTGCTGTTCTCATCACCCGGGGTGAAGTGGTTCGTCCCCGCGAGCATACCACGTTTGCGTTCTTCAAAGAGCTTGGCGGCTTGGGATTGCGATTCCCTGTATCCAGTCATAATCTCTTCGAGACGTTCATTCTGATAGTGCACATCTTCAATCTTGCTGTCATCGGGCGGAATCATCAACCATTTGAACATGTCAACGACATAAATGTTAAAAGCCGGGTCTTCCTTTTGCAAACGTTTGGCATGCGCCGCGGCTTCATCGCGAGACGCAAAGGCGCCACGAATCTTAATCCCGAGCTTGTCACACTTTTGCGGAGAGTCCGGGCCGACGATGGACAGGCACGCGTAGAGCTGACCCGGGACGGTGATGAAATCTTGTTCAAGAAGAGACATTGTTCTATGTAGTTACCGAGCTAAAACTTTAATTAAAAAAGGTTTCTAATGTTTTGTGGGATTGTGTCGACGATTCGCGCCAGGTTTCTCGCATAGACAACTTGTGAAAGACCCAGGTTGCCATACAGAGTGGGTCGGGTAATCATGAGTGCGAGTTTTTGTTTCAGTAATGTTTTAATATTACGAGGAATAGTATTTCTTTTTAATGTTTGGATAATTTTTTTAATAGTATCCTTTTGTGTTGGGGTGAACGTGTTCAGTGGTCGGACATGATTTTGTGCGTAGGCTTCGGTGACATTTTTCACATTGAATCCCATATTTTTAAAATTTTCAATTTCTTTTTCAATTCTATTTTTATTTCTATAATTTTTAATGTGATAGTTTTTGAATGGAATTTGTGTAAACGGTCCAACTGGTTTCGTGAGTTTGTTCAACGCACCTCTGTTGTACACGCGTGTGACTTTACCATTCTTGTCGAGTTCAGTCATGAGGAAGACTTTATTTCTGACTTTTTGTGGTGAACGCACGTTGAATGTATCGTCGTAGTATGTGATACCTTTGTTTTTCGGTTTTTTTACGGGACTGACTCCAAATTTTTCCCTCAGCGCATTTTCATCTGCTTTACGTTTGCTCGCGTTCACATTTGCTTGGGTAATTTGACCAGTATGTCGCTCACCCAACCATTCGAGTTCTTGTTGTGTCAGGTATCTGTTCAGTAGAGAGCGGACTTGAAAATTCGCGAGTGTTGTGACATCATGGTCACCGTATTCTGGATACCGGTTTAAAGCTTGTTTGATTTCATTATAAAAGTTTTCCTTTGTGTACTCGGCTCCAGAAAAACTCAAACGTCGAGCAACTGGTAGTTCCCTTTGTCTCCTCCTCCGTTGTTGTGGTTGGGGTGACATGGGTGGTGGGGACGGTGGGTTGCGCCTGTTTCCACGAGGGGTGCGTGGTGACCCGGTGGGTGTTTCCAACACGCGAACAACCCTGCCCTGATTGTTCCGAATGACGCGATTGTTGTTCATGTATATAAATATATTAACATTTTTCTACTGAAAGAATATCTACCACGACTTTTTTGTTTCTATCCGTGTCATAGGTCATGGTGATGAAATCTGAATCTTTCATGAACCTTTCAATAACACTTCGATGCATTTCACAAGAATCGAAATACTTATAAGACACATGACCTTGTGCGTGATATCTACTTTCATCTGGAATGACTTTCCAAATTCTTGAACAATTTTTCTTGGTATGTATTCTTGGTATGAATTCGTCATCGATGTATTCCAGCTCACATTCGATGATGTCAAAAATAACCTTCACATGTGTGACATCATCGAGCTCCATGATTTTCTTTTTCCCTCCGAGGACTTCCACGAATTCTTTGTATTCTCCATCGGTGATTTTATACTTTTCGTGAAGGTTTTCAAACAACTGGAGGAGTTGGTGTCTGTTGTCCATGATGTAATGTTGGGTACTTAAAGATGGGATGGTTACTGGAGCATTTTTTTTAAATTTTTCCATGGAGAGAATGAGATAAAAGAGAGACCCACCTACATATGTATGGAGAGTCAGTTGAGAGAATTCGTAGACACCATATATAAAGACCTCGGTCCTGGATATAATGAGTGTGTGTATCACAAAGCCATGGAAGTCATGTTACGCGCGCAAGGTGTACAATACGAGAGTGAACGTATTGTACCCATTGTGTTTCAAGGGCATACTATAGGAAATGTACGAAGTGACATCATCGTGGAAGGTCGAGTTGTTTTAGAGTTTAAATCTGTTAGGGTGTTGACGGACGCGGCGGCCCTTCAGACCCGTAACTATCTTCGTCTGACGGGGTTGTCTCTTGGCTATCTGATAAACTTTGGTCATCAGAGGCTTGAAGTTGTGAAAATAGAAGCATCATCGGAAACGCCTTTGCCATGACTTCATAGCTTTGTTGTGATTCGCGTCGATACCTTTGAGGGTCTTTGAGACCTTCTTCGAGAATGTGTTTGGCTCGGTCGAGGTGGAATATGACTTCTTTAATGCAATAGTCCATTACATGTCTAACAATGTACACTCTTTAAACTACACCGTCGGAATAAACTCCCACTGAAGTTCTTGACATATATTTTTCCATATGACATCTTGTTGATAGAGTTTTTGTGTGCTCTTCAAAAGTGGAAAAAATTCTAGATACTGGTCTTCCGACAACAACTCACAAAATTTGTACAGTACATAACTATATGAAAGAAAATTCTTTCTGTCTTTTGGACAATGGTCGTTGAATGGTTTTTGAATTTGAGTAAACATCATCCGAAGACGTTCTTCGAGGGCTTGGGGCATCTTAGGTGGTTTCACCCCGTTGAGCATGTTTGTAATGTACACAGTGTGTTCGTAATATTTATTGTATTTGAGTTTCTTCAACAATGACCGCACCTTTGCGTGTGTGATGTCACACATTTTTTTAATTTTCATCTTTTTCAACTCTCCCCGAAGTTCTTCGATGACTTCATCAGGGATGGTGGTACTCTCCAGGGCTTGGAACTGTGACAGCCATTCTGAGAAATGGTTTTCTCTTTTGTACGAGTAATTGATAACTTTCGATGTCTCTTGTTCTTCCTTGTATGTGAGTTCATCGGATATCAGTGTGGCGAGCACGACACCACACCCATCACACACGAGTTCACTCGCCTCGTGGCAGTGGATGACGTTACTTTTTTCACAACTGTTACATCTATCGAGTCTCGCACTTTTTGGTTTTCTCGCAATGTCCTGATTTTCCACCTCGATGAGATAATCTATGTACAAACTCCCCCTCTTTAAACCTAAAGTTTCTTTGACATTAAAAACATTATCCGTCTTTGTCGTGGTCTCGACCTCATCTTCGGCGTGCTGATTCATGTATGGCATACACTTGATGATGTATTGACTCATCTCCTCCTCGTGTTTGGATTTATTGTCAGGGTCACTCTCGATGAGTTTTGTCCATTCCTCTATTTTATTATTGAAGCGACTTAAAAAATTCCCCTCCATATATATGTAGATGTCCAATCTTTTAACTAATATAATCATCTGGATTTACGGCAAATACAAAAATTTCCTTAAGATTCCAGATTACTCAGTCAGTAAGGTGTTTTTGGAATATGCCGTAGACCCAGAGCGTCGATATGAAATCGATGAAGACGATATGTTTTGGTTACGAGAGGAAGAGTATTGGAAAGAAGGGGAATATGACTTTTACATCGACGTCACCAATTGCCCATTCCGTGACACTGAAATTCCACAAAATGTCACAAAGATGATTTTCCGCGTGCACTACTGGTACAACGATGAACGATACAAGTACATCACGTACAACCCAGAGTTTGCGTGGCCTCCAAACAACGAGGAGGGTGTCACCTTTACGCTTCCAATCGTCTCTGCCGCACTCGTTGATGAAGACGATAAACCAGTACGAGACGTGACACGGAAGATACGACGATACGCGGGTCCCCGTGGTGACTTTTTAGGCTCCGAGGTGACTCTTCGAGATTTGTTGATGTATGATGAAGATGTGTTGAAACGTGAGTATCCAAAACTTCAAATTACAAATGCACTCGGTATGAAAAAGACTGTGTCCACACTGACTGCGACGACGGCTACCCTTCGGTCGCCTTAGTGGCGAGATAAAACTTGAGATGCCCCAAATTGGCAACGTTATATTGTAATATCAAAAAAGCACTTTCTTGCATGATTTGCACAGACGCACACATCCCCGTCGCCTTTGTGAAAATGTTGAGATATTTGAGTGAATATACACCAGACACTGATTCGTCGACATGTTCTATGGTTTCGATAGATGTCTCCTGGTTGGCAAAATCCCCTTCACA